ACGACGATCGCCACGAGCGCCACGGTCCGCGACTTCGGCGTCTGGTATTACGTCGAACTGAAGGTCACCGTCCGCGACGGCACTGACGGCGTCTACGAGCTGCGGGTCGACGAAGTGACGGACGTCTCGGGCTCGATGGTGAACCTCGCGAACACCGGCACCGACGGCGCGGACGTGGTCTCGTTCTCGTCGGCCTCGACGAACACCCTCTGGGACGACATCTACATCCTCGACGACCAGGGCGGGCAGAACGACGACTTCCTCGGGGACTCCGCGGTCCGCGGGATCCTCCCGACGGCCGAGGGCGCGACGAACGCCTGGGTGCCCAGCACCGGCACGAACAATGCGGCGCTCGTGGACGACACGGCCACGACCCCGAACGACGCCGACTACGTGCGTGGCGTGAGCCCCGGGGACATCGACCTCTACGAATACGCGAACCTCGCCGGCCTGCTGAACGGCCCGATCGCGGGGATCATGTTCACTTCGGACATGAGAATGGAAACCACGGGGACGGCGACTGTGCGGGTGAAGGTCCGCGAGGCCGGTGTGAATTACGACGGGGACACCCACACCGTCAATGGCACACCCGTGCGAGGTTACACTCAAGTGATGGAGAACAGTCCCGATGATGGGCTTCCGTGGGAAGTAGCCGATCTCGATGGTGCGCAATTCGGGGTCGAGAAGGTGTCATAATGCCATCCCTCATCGGAGACCGGCCCCTTTCATCTGTCGAAAAAACCAGGCGCTGGAGGAGGAAGTATCCAGAGCGACTGGCTGTCTCGCAACGTCGTGCGAAATTGAAGCGGTATGGTTTGACCGAAGCAACCTTCTTGAACATGCTTGCCTTGCAAAACAACTGCTGCGCGATTTGTCATATCGGGTTCGTCAACAACGAAATTCCGCACGTAGATCACAACCACGAAAGCGGCTCGGTGCGTGGTTTACTTTGTGGTCCCTGTAATCGCGGCATCGGTCTCATGCGCGACAACCCCGAGAATCTCATCAACGCCGCAGCCTATTTGATGGAGAGGAACTAACATGGCGATCCGCATGACCGAAGGGTTCGAGACCCGTCAATCCTCGACCTACCTCGCCCGCGCGTGGCAGACGCTTGCGGGTGCTCTGACGGCGTTCTCTGCCCAGCGCAAGGCTGGCAACGCCTCCGGGCAGGGGACTAACTTCACGCTGACGTCCTGGCCGCTCGTGCCGGCCGACTCGAACGTGTGGATCCTCGGCTTCGGCTACTACATGAACGCGACGACGTGCGCGAGCACCGTCACGCTCATGGACGACACGGCGACGGCCCAACTCTCCCTAGTGTTCGCGACTGGGACCACGGCCAACACTTTCACGATCGCCGTCAAGCGGGGCGCGACCACGCTGGCGACGACCGGCGAGATCCTGGGCCAGAGCTGGCACTACATCGAGTTCAAGGCCACCGTGCGCACGGGCATCAACGGGGCCTACGAGCTGAAGGTCGACGGAGTGTCGCTCCTCTCGGACGGCTCCGAGAACACGGCCAACACGGGCGGCGACGGCGCGAGCATCTTCCAGTTCAACTGGGGCGGTGCCTCCTGCCGGTTCGACGACATCGTGATCGCGGACGACACGGGCGGAATCCACGATGACTTCATGGGCGACAAGGTGGTCATGGGCATCCTGCCGGATGGCGACGGAGCCACCAGCCAGTGGGTCCCTAGCACCGGCTCGACGCACTCCACCCTGGTGGACGACACGGCCGCCTCGCCGGACGACACCGACTACGTCTCGTCGAACACCGACGGCGACGTGGACCTCTACACCTTCGGCAACCTGACCGAGCTTGCCAGCGACGGCACGCTCGACGCCGTGGTGGTGTTCCCGACAGCCGCCATGTTCTCCACTGGCGCTCGCGGCTGCACGGTCCGCTTCCGCACCAGCGGGGGCTCGACCGCCGACTCGGCCCAGTTCGACGTGGACTCGAAAACGCTCCGCATGTTCATCGTCCCGTTCGATGAGGATCCGGTCGCCGCGTCGGCCTGGACGAAGACCGCCCTGGACGGCGGCCAACTAGGCATCGTGGACGTCACGGAGGTCTAACCCGTGTCCGATTCCCGTCTCACTCGTCAGGGCATCGAGGCCCTTCTCCAACCCGGCGCAGTGGTCTCCGTGCCCCGCGTCGAGGCCGAGGCCCTCGTCGATCCGGATGATGGGACGGGTGTGGCCCGGCTGACGCGCCAGGGTGTCGAAGTTCTCTACACCCCGCCGCCGACGGTCCTGCTCCCCCGCTTCGAGGCGGAGGTTCTCGCCGACCCGGACGACGGGACTGGGGCCACGCTCCTCTCGCGCCAGGGGATCGAAGTTGTCTACTCGCCGCCTCCCTTTGTAGGCATTTTCCGCGCCGAGGCCGAGGCCCTGGTCGACCCTGATGACGGCACCGGGGCGGTCCGTCTGACCCGGCAGGGGATCGAAGTTCTCTACCCGCGCCCGCCCGCGAGCCCGACGCCGCTCAGCCTCCCAGCGAACTACGAGGTGTTCATCCACTCGTGGGAGTCCGGCCTGTCGCTGCGGAATGCCTACCTCACCGACGTGACCTTCAGCCCGTTCGTGGGCTCGGAGGAGCGCCGCAGTCTGCGCGACAAGCCACGCCGCACGATGTCCGCCGTCTACATGAACGCGACGCGGGCCATCATCGACCGGCTCATCGTCAACGCAAAGAAGCTGACGAGCACCCAGGTGCCGTTCCCGCTCTACTGCGACGAGTCGGTCGGGACTGCGGACTCGGCGTCCGGACAAACTTCCGTCTGGTGCGACACCACGCATCGACGACTTTTCCCGGGTGGCCGGGTGCTGATCGTTCCGCACGTCACCGGAAACTTTGTGCCGATGGATGAACTCGACACTGGGATCATCGACACGATCGCGGACGACCATCTGGTCCTGGAGGACAACCTGAACCTGTCCTTCACGGAGGGACACTTTTCGGTCTACCCGCTGATCGACTGCGAGATTGTCCTGCGACCGACGGTCACCTTCCAGACCCACCACGTCGTCACCTGGACTCTGGAGGTCTCGGAGATCCTCGGGGCTAACACACTGCCGGCCACCCGCTACGGTGCCCCGCTGGACTTGGCGACCCTGGAGGGGCTGCCGATCCTGAACTTCAACCACGAGCAGAACTTCGAGAGTGGGGTCGAGATCAGCTACGCCCGCGACGGTAGTGAGTTCGGACGAGGACGCGGCAACGTCGTCGACCCGAATGACTACCGCTACAAGCAGGTGACGCAGTGGCAGTTCCTGATGACCACCCGCGCCGATGCGTGGAGGGTCATCCAGTTCCTGGACTGGGCTCGTGGCCGGGGTCGATCTTTCTTTGCGATGGACGAAGAAGATTTGTGGACCCCGATCGCCTTGGACCCGACGTTCATCGAGATCGACCCACTGGGTGAGTTCTCGGACTTCGAGGCCGACCTGGACTACATCGCCATCGAGCTGAACGACGGCACGGTCCACGCCCGTCGCGTCAACACGATCCAGGACCTGACGTCCGTCTGGCGCATCACGACGTCCGGCGACGACTGGCCGGCGCTGTCGCTGACGGATGTTCGCCGCATTGCCAGGATCCGCAAATCCCGGATGGTGGACGACGAGTTCGAGGAGGACTGGCAGACGCTGGAGGTCTGCAAGTTCCGCTTCAAGATCACCGAGACCCTCGGCGAGGGTGAGGAGACGACGTGAATCAGGCCATCGAGCAGAACGAGAAGACCCAATACCAGCTCGTGTTGTTCCGCTGGAACGACGACACGGAAGAAGCGGCCTACACGGACTGGACCTCGGAGATCGAGCTGGAGGGGGTCGTCTACTCGCCCCGGCCGTCGATGGAGGTCCGGATCCCGCAGAACACGGGCGACCTTTCCGATTCGACATTGACCGTCGAAATGTCACTGGAGGCCGGCTTCCTCACCGACATGACGAGTGGGCTACCGCATGCGAAGGTGTCCGTGGTCGTCAACGAGATCAACCGCCCGACCGACGCAGGAGTGGCCACGACGCGCTACACGACGTTCCAGGGCGACGTGGTGCTGGCCACGCGCAACGTGAACGGGCGGCCCGGCAATGTCAAGCTGACGGCCAAGACGCCGAAGGCCCAGATGCAGACGGCGATGGGTAAGCCGGCCAACATTCAGTGCGGCAACGCCCTGGGTGACGCTCGCTGCACGGTCAACATGGGTCTCGGGCAGAACTCGTTCTTCGCCACACTCACCTCGATCGACGGGCGCACCGTCACTGTGAACGTGACCGGGCACACCAACCCGGATCCGAAATATTTCCACCGCGGCTACTTCACCTTCGCCGGCCTGCGGATCATGATTAGGGATTGGAACAGCATCGACCCGCTGACGTTCGTGCTCGTCCGCCAACCGCCGGCATCGTGGCTCAACGTCACGGTGCTGATTTCTTCCGGGTGCGATAAGTCCGTCGAGACGTGCCGCAGCCGCTACAACAAGGAAGACCACTTCAACGGGCCGGGCTTCGCCATGCCGGGCTACCTGCCGATCTTCGAGAGTTCATGAGCGGCCTTCGCCTCATCCGCATGCCGCTCCAGTGGCGGCGCGTCTCCGCCCCCTGGGTCGCCCGGCTGGAGAGGATCCTCCTGTCGTGGGAGAACACGCCCTACGTTCCGGGGCAGCAGAAGAAGCAGGAGGGAGTGGACTGCATCCGCTTCGGATGCGCTGTGCTCGACGAGTTGTATTGCCAGCGCACAACTCCCCTGCCCCTGCGCGCAGCCGACGCCTCGATGCACGACCGCCCGGGTTCGTTCTCGGTCATGCGGGACATCATGCGCCGCTACCCGAACCACGATACCATCACCTCCGGTGAGACCGAGCCTGGGGACATCCTGGTGGTTGGCCCGGCCGAGGGCGGCCCCGGCCACATGATGCTCGTGGGTCATGACCGTAACACCGTCTGGCAGGCGTCCGCAAGTAAAGTCCACTTCACCGGGCTTTACCTGCCAGCCTCTGCTACACTTTTTCGTGTCTTCCGCATGACCGACCGCGAGACCTGGGCATGAAAAAGCAACGTGGAGAACTGACCCCGACCCAGATTGTGCTGGGCCTACTCGGGACGTGTGCCGTGGATTGGTTCACGCGCAAGACTCCTGCACCGGATGTCACCGTCTACCACGGATGGGCGCAGATCGGCCTGCTGATCCTGTCGATCGCTCTGAGCTACATCGCCGGCAAGCTGCTGGCCGCGAAGCAGAAGCCGAAGTTCGACGACCGGGTCACGACGATAGCCACGCGCGGGTCCTACATCCCCCGACTGATCGGCCGCCGCAAGATGGGCTGCATCTTCGCGTGGGCGGGAGGACGCTACACCCGCAAGGAGAAGCAGGAGGGCGGCAAGGGCTCTCTGTTCGCTGGCCCGAAGACCACCGTCTACGTCGAGCACGGCTGGCACATTCTGTGCATGGGGCCGGCGCACAAGCTCCACAAGATCACCCAGAACGGCGAGGATCTTTTCGTCGGTCCGATCACGGCCGACTCCCACCCGTCGGGCTCGACGATCGACCTCGGCAACGAGGGCAGCTTCCGAATCTTCTGGGGCGAGTTCGACCAGCCGGTCAACACGTTCCTCGGCGACTCGTCGCGCGTCACGGTCACCAGTCGGTGGCCCGGCGTCTGCTACGTCGAGTGGACGAACAAGCGGCTCGGGGCCGGCGCTGCCATCTGGCCGACGCTGGAGTATGAGATGGAGTGTCTCCCGCAGTCGACGATCCTGTCGAACACGCCGGCCTACATGGAGCCGACGCGGACGCTCGACGGCAACATCGCCACGCCGGTCTTCGACGTGGTGCCCGGCGCAGCCAACGTCGGCTACTTCGAGTTCTCCGGCAACATCACGGGGCAGTTCAAGCCCGACCAGTTGCTGCGCTTGACGAGCCACACCGGGATGGTGGACCAGGACGTCACCCTCATCCGGACCGAACTGCGCATCGACCCCGTGTTTCTCTACACGATCTTCGGCTCGCCGGTCTACCGCTACGACTACTACACCCAGTTCTACCTGGACGTGGCCGTGGTCGGCAACACGAATGACGGGCAGCTCCAGGGCTATTCCGATGCGGCGGATGACGGGCTGAACGCCGCGCACATCCTCGCCGAGTTGCTGTTCGAAGACGAGGGCTACGGCCTGAACTTCGACCAGAGCCTGTTCGACATGGACTCGCTGGAGGATCTCGGGACGCTGTGCGTGACCGAGAACATGCGGTGCTCCGTGGTGGGCCAGGACGGCACCACCTACCAGGAGTTGGTGGGCGGCCTGCTCATCGACCTGGGCGTGTTCCTCTCGCAGGACTACACGACCGGGCTCCTGAAGTTCGTGCCCATCCGCGAGCCGGTCGGAACTTTGCCCGTCGTCTCGTCGGCCCTCCAGACCAGCCTGCCGGAAATTTCCGTGCAGCACGGGCCGCTGGGCGTCACGAACGTGGCCTACAGTTTCAAGGACCGAGACCACCAGTTCGAAGACACGACGATCGGCTCGGACAATGACGGCGAGGCGAACGAGACCGGCGTCCAGCGGACCGACGTCCAGCAGATCATCTCGACCATCAACCACCAGACGGCGGGCGTGATCGCAGAGCGTCGGCAGCAGGAGGCGCTGGCCGGCGGTGCCCAGGTCGTGTTCCCGTCCAACCGCTCGACCCGCGAACTCATCCCCGGCTCGGCGATCTACGCCGACGGCCTGGATGAGCGGCTGCGCCTGCTCACGGTCGAGGCGGACCCACTCTCGGGCGAGGTCAAACTCCAGGTGGTCACCGACTACTACGGTGCACCCCTCACCGAGTTCCAGCAGAACCCCGGGCTCCCCGAGCCGGAGCCGACGCCCACCGAGCCGGACCCGCAGGCCGCGATCGTCGAGGTGCCGGAGTATCTCCTCAACGGCCAGCAGGACATCACGCTGCTCATCCCGCGCATCCGCGACGACGAGGGAGTGGTCGGATCCGATCTCCACATCTCGCGCGACGACACCACGTTCACGATGCAGGGCCGCGACCTGTCGCTGATGACGGGCGGCATCCTCATCGACGCCATGTCGGACATGGACTTCCAGGCACCGACGGGGAGCTACAACTTCACGGCGGTCGGCCCGGACATCGACGATGTCCTGGACCTGTCGGCGGACCTGCCGTCCTGGAGCAACGGTCGCCAGCTCGCCATCCTCGTCGACCCGGACACGGGCTCCTACGAAATCTGCCTGCTCAAGAAGATCACGGCCGTGGGCGGCGGGGTCTACTCCCTCGACGGAATCATCCGCGCCCGCTACGACACTCCGCAACAAGATTTCGGCGTGGGGGCCTACGTCTTCATCCTCCAGAACGACGACGGCCTGATCGTCCAGGACGTGCTTCTGGAGCCCGAGGTGACGATCTACGCGAAGTCCCAGCCCTTCGGCTCCGGTGGGCAGCTCCCGCTGACCGAGGCCCCCAGCATCGCCCTGGGCCTCTACGGCAAGGGCATCCGCCCCCTCACGGTCGCCAACATCCGGATCGACACGAACCTGCTGACCTGGACGGCCGGCGCAGACTTCGTGGTCCGGTGGGACTACTTCACCCCGCGCACGGTCGGGTCGGGCGCTGGCTTCCAGGGCGCAGGCTCGGCCGCATCGGACCAGACTCCAGAGGGCGACTTCCTGGTGGAGATCCTGAACGCCAGTAACACCGTGATTCGGCAGTTCAACCAAGCCACGGCAACGTATACTTACACGAACGCCCAGCGAGTCACCGACTTCGGTGCCGACCCGGCGTCGCTCAAGTTTCGCATCACCCAGCTCCGCGGAGGTTTCTCCTCGGACACCAACACCCAGACCTTCACGAAAGTATGAGCCGCCCCACCCGCACCGCCCTCGTCAACGGCCAGCAAGCCTGGGATGCAGTCGTCAACGACGACTTCAAGCTCGTCTTCAACCGGCCCCTGGCCATCTGCATCCAGGAGGACGACGAGTCGACCACGCTCACGGAGACGACCCTCCTCACGGAGTATGCGGCGGCCAGCTACGCCGACTGCATCGCGTGGGTCAACCACTCGGTGCGCGGGAAGACCCTCTACCGTTCGACCGGAACCGTGTGGCAGATCGTCCGCGGGACGCAGCCGCTCTACGAGCGGGCCATCTCGGCCCTCGCCACGGTCCAGGACTACGACGACGTCATCGTCTGCAACGGCACGACCTACACCGTCACGCTGCCGGCAGCCTCCGGAAATTCGGGCCGCATCGTCCGCATCAAGAGGAACTCCTCGGGCACCATCACGATCGACGGTAACGGGTCGGAGACGATCGACGGCTCCCTGACCTTGGCACTGTCGACGACCCTGGCGTCGGCGACCCTGATCTGCGACGGGTCGAACTGGTTCTCGTTCAGCGGCTCCAGCGCGAGCGGCCTGCTCGTGATCGAGAGTATCTCCGGCGTCGGGACGATCGGGGCCACCACGACCCTGGCGATCTGCTCGGGCACCACCTACACGGTGACGCTGCCGGCAGCGGCCACGGCCGGTGCTGGGTTCTTCCTCTATGTGAAGCGAACGTCGAGCGGTAACATCACCATCGACGGGAACGCTTCGGAGACCATCGACGGATCCCTCACCCGCGTGCTGCGGAACACGCTGGAGGGTGTGCTGCTCGTCAGCGACGGCTCGAACTGGTCCGCGGTCGCGTCGATCAACGCCCGGCCGCCGGCCCTGATCCAGGAGAGTCTCTCTGGTGTCGGGACGATTGGGGACTTCACCGACGTGGTGATCGCGAGCGGCACGAGCTACACTCTGACGCTCCCGGCCGCAGCTACCTACGGTGCGGGCCGCATCATGAACATCAAGCGGACGTCGAGCGGCAACATCACCATCGACGGCAACGCCTCCGAGACGATCGACGGATCTCTGACCTACGTCCTCTCGATCGCCTTGTCGAACTTGACTCTCTACTGCGACGGCTCTAACTGGAACATCCTGTGACCTATATCCCATTCGCGGCATCTGGCTCGGACAAGCAAGTCCAATACAACGACGGCGGCACGGTCCTCGGCTCCGAGGCCGCGCTGGCCTACGACAAATCCACCAACCAGCTCTCGCCGGGCGACAGCGTGCTCCTGGCGGAGCAGAGCAGCAACCCTGCGACTCCGGCCGCGAACAAGGTCACCCTGTTCGCCTCGGACAAGCTGGCGACCTCCATGCCGGCGTGGCTCAACGAAGACGGGACGCTGAACTTCGTGCAGACCAGCTTCGCGAAGCGGCACATCTTCGAAGCCACGCAGTGGGCGCGAGCCGACGCGGCCTCCACGGTCAACGTGCAGTGGCGAGGCGGCGGGGTGTTCGCGGGCGCGGGTGCCTCGACGTCACAGCCGGCGCGGGCGACGACGAACGTCCACACCAAGATGCCCGGGATTCACCGCGTCACGGGTGCCACCACGGATAGCGCCCAGGCTGCCTACTACGGCACCAACCTGTTCGCGCTGTGCGCCAGTGGCTGGTTTTGCAGCATCCGCTTCGGGGTGAATGCGACCCCGACGAACCTGAAGATGTTCTTCGGGATGACGGCCGTCCAGCCGCCGGTCGGCACCGACGTTCCCAGCACCCTGCTGCGCGGCATCGGGATCGGGTGCGACGATGCGGCGACGACGCTGCACATCTACAACAACGACGCCTCCGGCGGTGCATCGGACGCGAACTTGGGGGCCAACTTCCCCTCGCGCGACACCACCACGATGTATGACGTCTTCCTCTTCTTGCGGCCGGGTGGCACCGTCTTCGACTATTACGTCGTGAATCTGGGAACCGGCAACACGGCCTCGGGCAGCATCAATAGCAACCTGCCCCCGACCACGGACTTCATGACCCCCATCGTATGGATGAGCAATGGGGCGTCTGCCGGTGGCGTGGCCTGCCAACTCGACTTCGCCAGGATCTACCTGGAGGTCTTCGACCCCTCGTGATATACTGGTAGTGCTTAAGCAACTCTTTTCTTCAACCTAGCTAGGACAACAACATGGTCGACATCGGCCCCTTTTCCCCTGATTACAAGCTCCGTTCGCGCATCGACACGGAGCTTCCCCCGGACATCACCAGTCTGACGTCCGACGTCTCGGACCTCCAGGACGAGGTCGAAACCGCGGTGACCGGCCTGCTGGACCGCACCACTGCCGTCGAGGCGGACGTCTCCACTGCGCAGGGCGATATCTCCGACCTGGAGACGGACGTCGGCGCGATCCAGTCGGATGCCTCGATCGTCGCCGGCCCGACCACGCTGGCCAACGACCGCTTCCTGACGGCCCAGCTCTTGCGCAAGGTGCTCACGGTCGCCGCCGGCCCGAATGCCAGCACGGTCAACACCGCGCACGGCATCACGACCCCGTCGAAGGTGATCGGCTGCGTGATCCAACTCACCAACGGCACCAACCACCTGTGCTTCGGCCAGGGCGGCATGCTGTCGGACACGATCGCCCACTCGATCATCGTCACGATCGACGGTACGAACGTCGGGATGACCAGCGGCGCGGGTGGCGACTACCACCTCTACGCCGGCTCGATCATCCTGCTCTACGTCGACTGATCGTCCGTGCAGGACACCCATGCAATCCTGGCAGCCTTGTATAAGGCACTGGCAAATCCTCGCAATAAGGATTTGCCAGTCCAGGAGACACTCCGCTCGCTGATCGAGAAGGTCAAGGAGCTGGAGAAGCTCGGCCAAGGTGGAGGTGGCGGAGGCGCCGGCAGACCGGGCGCTACTGGACCCCAGGGGCCGCAAGGTGATCCTGGTCCAACGGGTGCTACTGGCGCGACCGGACCGCAGGGTGAGCCCGGAGAAACCGGACCGCAGGGTGAGCCCGGAGAGACCGGACCCCAAGGGCCTCAAGGTGATCCAGGAGAGACCGGACCCCAAGGGCCTCAAGGTGATCCCGGGGCCACGGGTGCGACAGGTGCAACTGGAGCGACAGGTGCGACCGGACCTCAAGGCCCGCAGGGCGATCCCGGAGCGACAGGCGCCACGGGTGCAACCGGAGCGACGGGAGCCACCGGAGCGACAGGGGCGCCTGGAGCAACGGGTGCAACTGGACCGACCGGACCACAAGGACCCCAAGGCGATCCAGGGGCGACGGGTGCCACCGGCCCGCAGGGCGAACCTGGGGAACAAGGACCCCAAGGCGATCCCGGGCCAACAGGTGCGACAGGAGCAACAGGTGCGACCGGAGCGACCGGCCCGCAGGGCGATCCCGGTCCGATAGGCGCGCCCGGAGCCATCGGCCCACAAGGGGAGCCCGGAGAACCGGGGCCGCAGGGTGAGATTGGTCCTACTGGAGCTACTGGCGCCACGGGTGCAACAGGGGCGACTGGTCCGACAGGGCCGGCTGGCGCAACTGGTCCTCCTGGCGCAACTGGTGAACCCGGTGAAACCGGGGAGCAAGGTCCCAGGGGCCTAACAGGCGCAACCGGCGCGGC